CACCAAAGAAGAAGCCCCAGGCGGGCGACGAAGCCGGTGACGAAGAAGAGGAAGAGGAAGAGGAAGAGGAAGAGGAAGAGGAAGAAACTCCCGCTCCGAAAGATTCCGAAGATCCGAATCCTAAGCCAAAGAAAAAAGACGGCGCAGAAAATCTAGACATCTCTTCGCTACCGCCTGAAACGCAGAAGTACATCAAAGACCTTCGCAAAGAAAACGCAAAATACCGCACGAAAGCGGGCAATTTGCAGAAGGCCAATGAAGAAATTATCGGACGCGTGAAAAAGATTGCAGGCGGAAAAGACGGCGAAGAAATGACGCCAGATGAGCGTCTAGCAGCGCTCGAATCGTCTTCGCAGAATGCAAACTTTGACAACGCGGTTTTGAGCGCGGCACTTGAACACGGAGTCGAAAAAGGACAGCTCAAGTATTTCCGTTATCTGATCGGTGAGCGCGTCGCGGATCTCGGCGAAGGCGAAGAGCTGGGCGAAGACGACCTGGCAGAAATCGCCGAAGAAGCCACCAAGACGGTTGGCGGCAAGCGCGCGAAGACCAGCGTTACCGATGAAGACGATGACGAAGGCGGCGGAAAGAAGCCGAAGGGCAAAGGAAAGATTACGACCGAGCAGTTCGCCAAGATGACCGTTTCGGAAATGTCGGCACTGCAAAAGTCGAATCCTGAGTTGTACATTTCGCTATTCAACGAAGCACGGAAGTCCCGCCGCTTCGTTTGATCTAGCAACACTTACGGAGCATCACGCATGAGCGCGACCAAATCGACCGACTGGAGCTTCAATCCGGTGGTGTGGCAAACGCACATCGACGCCTATTTCCGCACGAAATTGGTGTACGGCGCTTTTGCCGACACTGGTGCGGATCTCACGTCGGAACCGGGCACGACGATCACGTTCCCGTATTTCAAAACGATCGGCGCGGTTGAAGAACCAGCCGAAGACGAAGGCTTGACGGTCGATAACCTTTCTGACGACAGCTTCACCGCAACGGTGAAGGAAGTCGGCAAAGCGGTCGGCATCAAGAAAAAAGCGTTCAAGAAGTCGGCAGCGAATGCTGAACGCCTGATGCAAGAAGCGCAACGCCAGATCGGTCGCCGGATGGCTGAAAAAGTTGACGCTGACTTGCTGACTGAATTCAGCGGCAGCGCATCGGACTACACTGACGGCTTCACCGCGACGGGCGCGACGGAAAGCATGTCTGCGCAGCGTTTGCTGACGGCGAAAGTCGTCGGCTTCGGCGATCGCCAAGACGAAGCGGTTGTGTGCTTCATGCACTCGAAGCAGTGGCTGAACCTGATGAACGATTCGACCGCCGGCTTCATGAAAGCTGACGCGCTCGACCCGAACGTCTTGGTCAAAGGCTTCATGGGCTACTTGCTCGGCATGGCAATCGTTGTCGTGGATTCGATCCCGAACAACGGCGGCGCGCAGATCGCTTCGAAGGACGCTTACAACGCGTTCATTCACAGCGCATCGGCATACGGCTTCATCACGAAGCAAGATATGGAAGTCGAAGACGACTACGATATTTTGATGCGTGAATGGGTCGTCACGGGCAACCAGTGGTACGCGGTCAAATCGTATCACTCGAAAATCAGCTCGTTGAACGTCCGCACCGTGCGCTGCACGACGGTCGTCCTCTAAAAAGGACGCGGCGACCTAAACTTAAACTTGTTTGCAACCATTGGGAGCGTGATAAAATGGCAAAGTCGAATGCAAATAGCCCCGTAGTCCTGACTGCCTACATTGGCACCGTCAGCACTGCGGGCAGCTGTCCACTCTTCAACATTCCGAAGAACTTCATTTTGACCAGCGTTTTGCTGTTGGACCAAGCGGGCATCGCCGCTGACAACACCAACTACGTGACGTTGACGGCGAAGAAGGGTGCGACCGCGATTGCCGCGCTCGACACCCGCGCCGCTAACCAAGGCGCAGCGACCGCGCTCGTCGGCAAAGCTTTCGCGCTCGACGCAGCCGTTGTCGCGGGCTTGGTCGCGAACGGCGTCGCCTATGAAATCCCGGCTGGCGATTACTCGCTGCTCTACGCGGAAGGCGGCAGCGGAACGACCACGCTCGCGCAAGTCCAGTTCTACGGCTACTTCAAATAAGCAATCGGGAGCCAGGAAGCGGGCGGAACGGCAGGGATGCTTCTCCAAACCTTCCTGGCTCCCCGCCCATTCGGAGCGTTTAAACGATGTCTGTTATGTCGGGGCGCAGATCGCGCAAGGCGAAAGACGAGAAGAAGAAAGCGGTAGCGCAGGCGGCAGCACAGCGCGCTAAGGCGTCAGCAAAGAAGAAGGCGGGCAAAGATGACCCTGACCGCGACGGAACAAAATAACATCATCTTCTATCTCGGCTGGCCGGGAAAGACGCTGATTAGCGGCTCGACGCATTACGACCAAACAATCGTGACGCGCATGGCTTCGCTCGACACGGACACTGAAACGAATGTCCGTTCGCTGCTCACGCAGATCGCATCGGTGCGCACGAAGTTTTCGGCGTCCACTAGCCGAATGCTGGTTGAGCAAGTCGGTGACATTAAGCTCAACACTCACGAGCACGCAGGGCTTCGCGGCGAATATAATCGTTTGCTCAAAGACCTGGCTATCTTGCTCGATATCCCGCTGCTTGGAAAAAGCGGCGTAAACGTCGGGGTACGCTGCTAATGGGGCTTGTCGATGATTTACGTGCAATTTCTGGCGACCTGTATGGCGTGCGCGACACTATTGGCGCGAACAAAGAGCTTACCTACTTGGTCACGCGCACATGGACGGGCACGGTTCCGGGTGATGGCACGTACAGCGACGTGACGACGCAGGTGCTTCCTTCGCCTGCGATTAGCGAGCTGCGGTCAAGCTGGAAAGCGCGCGAAGCTGGTCTGGACGAAAGCGGCGACACGATGCTCAAAGGTATCGCGATGCAGCAGTACCCAACGCGCGACACGATCGACTGCACTTCGTCAGCGGGCAACATCGAAAAGTTTTACAAGATCGCCAACAAACTCTATTCGGTCGTCGATGTGACGGAAGAATACATTTCATGGACGGTTCGCATTAGGAAGGTTTCGCACCAGGGATGAGCACGAAGCGCGTCACCATGAAAGAACTCGGCGGCGAAATCGAAGGATTCGCCGCTGCGGCTATTCCAAAGCAACGCCAAGCCGTTGTGATGGGGCTGACGCGCTCGCTTCCCCTGATGGCGGAATTGTCGCCGGTCGATACCGGCCTCTATGCGCAGAGCTGGGATTTGACGGTCACGGAAGAGAAAGCCGTATTTGGCAACTACGCGCCGCACGCTGCGGTTATCGAATACGGCGCGCGCCCTTTCACTCCACCGATCGGCCCACTTCTTGCGTGGGCGAAGCGCGTGCTGAAAGACGGATCGCAGCCACCAAATTACAGCAGCAACGTTTGGGCGCTGGCGAAGTACACACAGAAGAAAATCGCAGCGGAAGGCATGAAGCCGCGCGCAATTCTGCAAAATGCCATGCCGATGATTATGCAGAATATCCGCGACGAACTTAAGAGGCTCAACTAATGGGCTTTCCACGCGCCTTTGGTGAAGCGCTCGTCGCAGACCTTCTAGCGAAGGTGCCGACGTTCGCGAGCGTCAGCGCAGAGTGGCCGGAAGCTAATCAGCCTCTTGTTTACCCGTCGCTGAGTGCCGAGACGCAGCAGCCACAGTATGAGCGCATGTCTCCGTATGTGCGCACTGTCGGCGCGGTCACTAACAACCAAGCAGCCACGAGCTACGTTGTCGGTTCGTACACGACGCAATTGCAGCTCGACATTTGGGCCAAGTACAAGGTCCAACGTGATACGCTCTATGAAGCAGTTTTCAACGTTCTTCAGCCGGTATCCGCGCAAGCGTACATCTTGCAGCTTTCGCAGTATTACGGTGAGTGGGTAACGGTGATGATGCGCGGTTACAAGCTGTCTTCGGACAGCGATTCGGTCAAAGCGAAAACGTGGCGCGCGACGATCTTTTTAGAGGCGACGTGCAGAGCGATCAACACGTCTACCGATTACATCATTACGCAGCCACCAGTTCTGGAACTATCAACGCCGCCGAGCATTACCTAAGGAGCATCGCGCATGGGTATTTACAGGAGCACCAACCCGACCGATTTCAATCAAATCGACGGGATTGTGATTGCCGAAACTGCGCCGCCCTCTGCGGTTCGCGGCGTGGGCACGGGAAAAGTTTTGTTGATCGGTCAGTTCGAGCGTGGCCCAGCGGCAACGCTCGTTCCAGTCGGCAGCGCTGGCGAGATCTTCCAAAACTTCGGCGCGAGCCTGAGCTACAGCGGCATGGTCGCGCTTCAGAACAAAAAGTTCTCGTCGCTCGTTCTGTGTCGCACCGTCGCTTCTGACGCAGCGCTTGCCGTGCTCGCGTTCTCGTCGTCCGCGACGGTTCGCTGCACGTTCTCGGCGCTGTACAAAGGCTTGTACGGCAACCTCATCACGATCGCGATTGCCAGCGGCACGACCACGGGCAAGAAATACACGATCACGGACACGAACCCAGGCGCCGTGTTCCCGCAGGAAATTTACGACAACGTTGCGATCACCGGCCTGGCCGCTGCGATCAACGGCGTTTCGAAATTGGTTTCCGTCGTTATCGACAGCAGCGCGGCTGAGCCAACCGACGCTTCGGTCGCACCGATGGCGAGCGGCGTAGACGGCACGATCGCGGACACCGACTATCAAGCGTGCATCACCGCCGCTGAAATCGACGGCGCCTGCGACATTGAATGCCTCGACACGTCGAACGCGACGCGCAACGGCTACTTGAAAACGACGGCTGCGAACATGCAAGACCGGATCGTTATCATGGCGGGCGCAGTCGGCGACGCGTACACGGATGCCGTCACGGCAGTCGCGACGCTGCGTGACAGCGACGGACGCTGCATTTACGCTTTCAACCACGTCCAGACCGTCATTAGCGGCGTAGCGACGTACACGGACCCGGCTTCCTGGCTCGCGGCGCTGATTTCGCAGATCGGCCCCAACGTGGACCCGGCTTTCGCGGCGAACACGCAATACCTCGCGGGTGTTACCGGCTTGAAATTGCCGCTGACCCGCGCGGCGTACATCGCGCTGAAAAACGCAGGCATCTGCGCTTTCGAATACGATGCCGACATTGGCTTCAAAGTGAAGACCGGCTGCACGACGCAAATCGCGGACAGCTCCAAGACGCAGATCTTGCGTCGCCGCATGGCGGACTACCTGACCAAATCGGTCGGCGCGTTCTTGAAGTCGTACCAGAACGCGATCAACTCGCTGGAAAACCGCAACGCGGTCAAATCGGCGATCTTGTCTTTCGTTCAAGCGAACGAGAACGTCGGCCTTCTGCCGAAAGACAAAGAAGTGAAGAGCGGCAAAGCGAAGCTCGTGGACACAGACAGCCTGAACACCGATACCACGATCGGCCAGGGCTTCTTCTACGTGCTCTATCAGCAACGCATTTACAGCTCGATGCGCTTCATCGTGCTGCAAGCGCAGATCGGCGAAACGGTCGTCGTCACCGCCAACTAACAAACGCCTGGTGTCAGCGCGTTTAAACGATCTATAGGAGCTAAGCAATGGCAACTTCGATTCGCGGACACCAGGGACAATTCCGCATCTACCAAGATGGCGCCCTGGTCAACATCGTCAACCTGACCAGCGTTGACGTGAACCAAGAGTCTTCGTTTATGAAGACGAACTACGTCGGCCAGGCGATCCCGGAAGGCGACCAAGCCATGGAAGGCTGGACGGGAACCGTCGAAGCGCAAGTGAAGGACGCGGAGATCGACAAGTTCGTTGACGCGCTTATCACGAACAACCTGAACGGGATTGGAGTCAGCGACTACTCCTTCCTGGTCACGGAAAACTACGGCGACGGAACGACGGCATCGTGGGTCTACTACGATGTGCAGTGGAAAATGGGCCGCAAGCAAAGCGGCCTGAACGAGAAAATGACCAAGCGCCTTGAGTTCCAGGCGATGGGTCGCAAGCAACTGTAACGGCCAAGCCAGAAGGCAAGGGCTTGAAAGGGGCGGCCTGGTGCTGCCCCCTGCCTTTTTGTGCTATGCTGAGAGCATCCACTAACCCTTAGTCAAAAGAGATTCACCACCATGGCGAAGGTAGAGACCGTTCACAAAATTACGTTGTCGTCTGGAAAAGTCGTGCTCATGCGCGACATGAAAATCAAGCACCAAGAGCTGGCCGCGAAAGCAGTCGGCAGCCGTCATTCCGATGCGCCACTTGCGCAAGGCATGGCAGTGCAGAACGAGATTCTGCGCATGTTGCTCGTCAAAGTAGACGGCAAGGATTTCCTTTCGCACGAAACGCTCGACGATCATTTGACGATGGGCGAATACAATCAGTGCTTGAAGGCCATGCAGCAGATCAGCGGCGGCAACGTTTCTGACCCCCAGATCGAAGTGTCCAGCTCTGGAAGCAAATAGCCTGGATCGCACGGTATTCATCGCTGCGACCGTGCGATGTGCTGGACATGACTGATAAGCAGTTCATTGCATTCTGTGAGGCACTTCAAGACTTAATCGCAGCCGAAAACGCAGCGGGAGCGCCGTCGAATGAGTGAAGTAGTCTACGAAGTCTTAACAGAATTCGTCTTCGACGTTCGCGGCGCAATCAACAACAGCGCCGCGCTGAAGGGCGCCGTCGATAATATTTCGTCGGCGGCTGACGGCGCGTTTCTGTCTTTGCACAAGCTCGCCGACTTCGCATCCCATGGCCTGGGGCTCAACCTCAGCGTCATGGGTGTGCTCGGTGGCGCGTTTGCTTCCTTCGACAAATTCAAGAAAACGCAGATCAGCTTCGCCAACATCATCGCTTCGAACATGTCGCACCTGACAGGCAACGTTGAGACGTTCAACGACAAGCTCGACGTTTCCAAGACGATCATGAAGGACGTTGCGAAGATTGCGCGCGAATACTCGCTGGACGAATCGGCGATGATGGGCACGACGAAAACCCTTGCTGCCTTCCTGACCCCGCACGGTCTTAGCGGCAAAAACATGGGCAACGCCGTGAACATGGCGCGCATGTTTGAGAAGTCAGCGCCGATGCTCGGCATCGACACGGGCCAAGCACAAGGCGAGTTGATTCGTTCGATCAGCGGCCAGGCCAGCATGGGCGATACGCTCTTCCGTCGCTTGGCAACTGAGGCGCCGGAATACATGGGCAAGTACGCCGGAAGTCAGAACGGCATGATGCACCACCGAGGCGGTGGCGGCGCGCAGATGTTCAACATGCTCCCAATGGCGAAGCGCTTCGAGCTTCTTTCTAAAGCTATGGGAAAATTCTCGAACAACGCCGAAGTGAACGCAGCCAACGCAGAGCTACTGAGCAACAAACTGCGCGTGCTGAAAAACGAATTCATCGGCTTCGACGGCGTTTTGCTGCCACTCGGCGAAGTGCTAACAAACAACATCAAGCCCGTGCTGACCAAGCTCATCGGCTTCGTTGAAACCATTGGGCGCCCGGCACTCGTGAAGTTTTCAGAGGCGCTGCAAAAAGCCTTTGAGAATCCTGAAAAGATCTACGCGACGATTCGCCAGCTCCAAGGCGCGCGGGCGAATTTCCAGGAAGCGATTCACCTGACGCATGTGTTTGGTGAAGTGCTCTTCGGTTTGTGGATTATCAAGCTACCGCTCGTGCGTGCTGCGATGCTGTCAGTGCTTGGTCCGTTGTCAATGATCGGCGGCTTGATGGGCCGTTTCGCCGCGAGCCTTCTAGGCATGGTGGAAATGGACAGCATCCTGGGCATTCTGACGAACGGCATGAAGCTGTTCGGCTTCATCGCTAACGGGCTGGTCTTTATCTTCATGCGCTTCATCGCGCCGCTGGCAGTAATCTTCGCCTTTCTCCAGCTCATTTCGCGAGCGAAGGGCTACGCAGAAGCGAACGATGCGAAAGCGCTGATGGCAAACGGCGGCAAGCTCGGCAGCGTTATGGTGGGGCTGTCTAAGAATCTGTACAAGATCATCGCGCCCTTTGAAATGATGTTCGACAACATCGCTAGAGGCATCGCGCCGCTGTTTCAATACAGCACGTACCTTCAGTTTCTTGTCGATAACATGGGCACAATCGTAGCGGCAACGGACACCGTAGCTAAATACATGTTGTTTACTGCGGGCGTCATAGTCGGCGTCGGCGCCGTGCTGCGTCAGAGCGCAATCGAGATCGTCAACACCTTCGAAGAAATGTTCAAGAACCTGGGCATCGTCCTTTTAGACTGGCCGCAAAAGCTCGTGCAGCGTTTCGAAGAGACGATGAAGATGCTGATGCAGGGCGACTTCGCCATGGCCAAACAGCACGCAACGTCGCCGCTGAACATGCCCATGCCGACGAACAACGTCGAAATCATGGACAAGCCGGAACTTTACAGAACGGCAGCACTCGGCTTCGTGGACATGTTCCAAGCGAAGATGAACGACCCGAACGCCAAAGACAAAAGCGTGACGAGCCACACCACGAACATCGGCAACGTAAATATCCGGCAAGATTTCAAAGAGAACATGGAACCAGACCGGATCGCGCACAGCTTCGTGCAAGTGCTGCGCGGCGTCGCAATCAACCCAACTCAGGCGTCGGGAAAAAGCTTCTCCGGCGCAATGGTAGGTAGATAAATGGGCGTTCTCGACACAATCAGCGATGTAGCCGGATCGGTCGCGCCGGAATTCACGTCACAGTTTGCGAGCCTTTTCAAAGGCACGCCTGAGTATGTCGGCAACGACTTCAACGAATTCACGTTCGAAGAAATTCTGAGCGACGCGTCATTCGCGCCGACTGTCATTCGCTTAGTCGGTGAGTGGCGACCGCACCAGCCATTCGAGTGGGGCGGCAAGCAAACGCTTATCAAAGAGTATTACCCCGGCAACTCTGAACCGACCGTGCAGATTCTAGGCAGCAAGCAGAACAACGTGCGCTTGAAGGGCCGCTTTAAAGTCAAACGGATGAAGACGGAAGACGACGTAACGTTCCGTAAAATTCCGTCGATTCTTTGCGACGCATTCGACGGGATGCGCGACGCGGGCAACTTGATAAAGTTCTCGATGGGCGACTGGGTGCGTTACGGCTTCATCGAAGAAACCAACTGGAAGATGAAGACGCTGGCCGATATCGACTACGAAATTGATTGCTTCATCATCGGCGAAGATCCGCCAACGCAGTGCAAGCTTTCGAGCCAGGGCTTCGAAGCGCCGCTGGATTTGAACAGCGAACTAATTTCGGCCGCGACAACGCTTGAGCAGCTCGGCTCGACTCCGTTCACGGGCATCAATCTGGGTTTGTTCGCATCGCTCAATATCCTCATCGGCAGCGTGGCGACCGCGCTGAAAACGGTCACAAAGTTCGTGGACACGGCGGTTAGCACTGCCGAGGACGTGCAGAAGCTCGCCAACCATGCCATCGGGCTCATCAAGACGGCGCAGGCTAGTATAAGCTCGTTTAAACGGCGCGTCGGTGCTCTAAACGCCTACTTCGGGTCCGATCCCACGGCGGGCATCATAAAGACGTGGAGCGAGCCCCAAAACGCCAAGCAGGCGGCATACGTGGCGCAGCTCCAGACGGCCACCAGCATTCCGCCCACGCCATCGCCTGCCCAGATCGCGGCATCGACGGCCACGACTTCGAGCTACACGCCGAACGCATCGACGGCGCAGCAGGCAGCGGCCAAGAATCCGACGAAGAGCATCGACCAGCTTCTAGCGGCGATGCTGGCGAACTTTACGAAGATCGCGCAGTCGGTTCCCAAAGCGCGCTACGTCGTGAAGAGCGGCGACACGCTACAGAAGATTTCGCAGAAGTTCTTCGGCAACCCGGATCACTGGAACGCGATCTACAAACATAACCAACTGACGACGACCGTGCTGACGGCTGGCGTTATCTTGGAGATCCCGAAACAGTGAAATATTTCTACCCCAACGCAGTCGCGCGCTTGCGCATCATCTGGGAGACGTTCGGCGACGAACTAAACCCGGTCCTGATGCGCCCGTATGAAGTGCTCACCATTCCGAAGTCAACGCGCGTCGAAGTCAACAGCTACACCGAAGCCGACACCTTCGACATTGAGCTGGACTACAAAACGTTCCCGTTCGATCCGCGCTCTATCAAGTCGTGCCAAGTCACAATCTTCATGGACAACTTGAAGCAAGGCGGCTTCGCAAACCCGAACGACATTTTAGAACCGTCAGAAGACAACGCGGTCTTTGAAGGCTTCGCCGACGAAGATTCGATGACGCTGGACGACACGTCGCGCACGGTAAAACTAAAGGGCCGCGACTTTACCGCGATCCTGATTGACGCCAAGTGGAACGGCAAGCTTCTGCCCATGACGGCGCCTGTTGACGTGGTAATCGCAGGAGTGCTCGCACAACTTCCTGCGATGGGCAACATTACAGTCACGAACAAAACTGACTCGTTTGTCCTGCCGACCTTGGCGCAGTTCTATCCCGACTTCGGCGCGCTCGCTGGCCAGCGCAACGCGAAGAAGAACGAAAAATACTGGGACGTGATTCAGGATATCTGCACGCGCGCGGGCATCATCGCGTACATGAACATTGGCGAGCTGGTGCTAACGAAGCCGCGCACGCTCTACGATCGCAACAAAGCCGTGCAGCTCGTCTACGGCAAGAGCATTAAATCGCTCGAAATGACCAGGAAGTTCGGGCGGCAGAAGGGCTTCAATCTTGTCGTGCGCTCGATCAACGGCAAGGAAGTGGTGAAGGCCGAAATTCCGAAGGACAGCACGAATCTGCCGGAAGGCGGCGATTACGTCTATATCCCCGTGCAAACGCCGCAGGGCGTCATGATAAACAAAGCGGACCCGTCCAGCCGCGCGCCGCTTATGTCGTTCGTAGTCGCCAACGTCAACGATAAGGATCACCTAATTGAAGTGGGTGAAAAGATTTACGAAGAGATCGGCCGCCAGCAGATTGAAGGGAAGATCAAAACTTTCGACATGGATGCGCCAGCACCGAGCGTAGATCCGTCTGACGCCGTGGACGGCGAACCGAATTGCTTCAATCTTCTGAAGCTGCGCAACGCGACGCCAATTGAAATCATCATTGGTTCGGACGACCTGGACGCGATCACCAAAGAAGCGAACGTCGGACGGCGCATCAAGTACCTAGTGGATCGCGGCTACGGCAACGACGTGGCCACCGTCTTCGCGCAGACGCTCGGCAAATTCTCGACGCCGTTTTACACGAAGTCTGTGACGTTCACGCTGGACCAACAGGGCTTCAACATCGAAATCGACTTCATCAACTTCATCGAAACGGCAGGGAAAGGGCTGGGAATTATCTAATGGGTAAAAGCATCGACCTAGAATTTCTCCGCACTGCTTTCGGCGACAACCGGGTGCATATCACGCTGGCGAAAGTCGTGAAGCTCGAAGTCGTGCCGACAGCAGCAATTGCGCGCGTGCAGGTCACGACGATGCCTGAAGAGCTGGAAGTTGTGTGCACTGTTTCGCTGAAAGCCGGGCTCTACGATCTCCCGCAGCCGAATGAAATCGGCGTCATTGCGTATAGTGACATGGAAGAAGCGCACTGGATGGGCAACCTGTCCAGCAAAGACGAGCCGATCCCGCAGCACGCTATTGACGGCGATACGGTGGTGCAGGCGCGGGCCGGGAAGAATGCCTGCCTATTCAGTGACACCAAAGTCTTTATCGGCAAGCCTAAGGCGAAGGGCGCGACCGACGCCGCCGAACCGTTGGTGCTTGGCACCGTGATGAAGGCAGCGCTGACGGATATCCTTGCAGACGTGAAGACGTTCGCCGATGCTGTTAAGACGCTTTCCGCAGATTTAAAAACATTCGTCGATACGATCAAAACTGGGCCGCTCGCGATCGACTCGAAGGGTGGTAGCGCTGTCACAGATCCGGGCATCATAGCGGCAGCCGTGGCGTTTGAATTAAAGATCGACACTTTCGCGACGGCAGCAACCACGTACAAGACCAACATCGACAGCCGGAAAAGCACCTACATCGACACGGCAAGTTCGAACATTGTGAGCCAAGTGAGCTTTACGGAAAGGGGCGCCTAAATGGCAATGACAGCAAACGGGCTATCCGCAGCCATCGCCGCAGCGCTCGGCTCGGCTACGGACCCGGCGAAGCAAACAGACTTCTGCGACAAGCTCGCCAGCGCCATCGTCACGTACATTCAGGCTAACGCGAAGTGTACGCTTCCTGCGTCTTCCGTCGTGACAGTGGGCAGCGCAGCGACGCAGACCGGGCCAGCGGCGCCGGTAGTCATGGCGGTGACGTAATGGCGGTGACGACTGACGCACTGGGAACCGATCTAGCGTTTGACGACGATTTCCAAATCAGTCCGTCAGGCGACTTCGACACCATTTCGGGAATTGAGAATGTGCGCCGGTCGATTTTCCGGCGCATCATCACGGTTCCGGGTACGCTTATTCATCGGCCGAATTACGGGTGCGGGCTCGTGGCGTTTCAAGGCGCCCCGGTGACGCTCGATATCAAGCGCCAGATCGCGCACAAGATCGCGACGAACTTGCCGCTAGATCCCCGCATTTCGAAAGTGACGAACGTTTCCGTGAATGCCGAAGACGGAACGCCGGACACCTTAGTGGTGACTGTCTCGGTCGTCATTGCCGTTTATGGCGAAGTAACTTTCACCTTCACGCCGTTCACACAGGTGGTGGTCTAATGGCAACGATTCTGACGCGCCAGCAAATTTACACGATGTGGGTAACGGAGCTGCAAGCGCAGCAGTCGGCGCTTACCGACTTGAACGAAGGGTCTTTGATCGACGTGCAGGCGGGCGTCACGGCGCAGATCCTAGCCGTGCTTTCGAAGCTGACCGTCGAAGAGTTCGCCAAGACGTTTTTCAATTCGGCAGACGGCCCGGAAGTCACGGGCGGCGCCGACGATTTGCAAACGCTTGCCGTTGACCACTTCGGCGACGACTTCGCGCGCCCGGTCGCGGGCAAGGCTACGGGCTCGGTGACTTTCTCGCGCGCGACCACGGCTTTCGGAAACGTGCTAATTCCAGCGGGAACCGCACTGCTATCGGTCGCCAACGCAGCCGGGCAGAAGTCGCGCTACGTGACGACGACCGACGTGACGATGACGACCACGAGCATCGCAGCGAACATCGAATGCGATACGGCGGGCAGCGCGGGCAACGCGGCGATCGGTGCAATCAGCACGATTCAATCGACCTTGCTCGACTCCGGCATCGTAGTGACAAACGCCGCAGCGCTCGCGAACGGCGTGGACAAATACACCGATGCGCAGTACCGCAGCTACATCATCAATAAACTGCAAAGCCTCAAAGGCGCGACGCTCCTAGCCCTGCAAGCAACGGCGCTGACCGTCGCGGGCGTCGTCACGGCAACGGCGATTGAAACGCTGGTCACGGTCATTCCGTACAATCCGGGTACCAGCCTTCCTGTGCCCGGAGCGGCCTACTTTCAGTTTCCCTACGCGTACATTTACATTGCCGATGCAAACGGCACGGCGTCCGCAACGCTGGTCAATACGGTGCAGGCAGCACTCGACCTAGTGCGTGCGGCGGGCGTGAAAGTAAGTGCAGTGGGTGCAGGCGCCGTGTCGCTAAACTGGACGGTCGCCATCACGCTCAACGCTGGCGGGCCAAACTTCGCAACGTTCCAGACCGACAAAACGCAGCTCATCAACAGCATGAAGACCTACATTAATACGCTGGCAATCGGCACGGGCTTCGTGCGGGCGACGGCGCAAACGGCCATCTTAGCAATCTGGGGACCAACCGGAACGAACGACATTACAGCAATCGTTACCTCGGTGCCAACCGGTGATGTGGCGATCACCAGCACGCAGAAACTCGTCGCCGGGAGCGTCAACATAGTATGACCGTTCTCCTCACAAAAGCGCAGTGGTACGCGGAGATTAAAACCTACGTCCCTGCGTGGTTTTGGGAAAAGGAAGTAAACTCTAAAGCGTGGGCAATGGCGCTGGCCGCCGTCGCTGAGCAACTGCAAATCGTTGTTGGGAAGCATTTCACCGACACGATGATTATGCAGTCAGCGGCGGGGGTGCTCGACTCCCACGGCTACGAACGATCGACCACGCGGCTAGACCAGGAAGTGGATCCGGATTATGCGGTTCGGGTGCAGAACCTTTTCAACCAGTCGAACATCCCGGCACTCGTCGCGCTGATAAATAAAATTCTTGTGGCGGGTACGGCGCGAATCGAAGAAGATTTCAACTCAGTCCCATTTTGCTCGCGCGAATTTTTCTGCAACCGGGCGGCGCTCTTCCTCGCGGACCCGCTGGTTAACGGCTTTTCGGTCGTCGTGGACAAGCAGGTACACGCGCCGTTCTCCTATCTGGATCGCGAGTATTTCGCGAGTCGGGAAGCGTTTGCGGGTACGAGCATCAGTCTTGATCGGGTCTTTACCCTCATCAAGAAAATCACGGACGACAACAAAGCAGGCGGAACGGTCTACAGGATTTACGAACTTCTTAGCTAAACGAGGAAACGCGCTATGCCAAGGCAGAATTTTCTAGACGGGATGGAGATTACATTTGCCGACTTGGCAGCGATTTCGGCGCAGTGTGAGCGCGAAATCTATGCGCGGGTCGTCTACGAAATGCTCCAGCAATTTACGCAGGGCTTTTTCGCAGGCGGCTTCCTGGTGACTCGCGTCACGGCGACTCAGGTTAGCGTCGCGGCGGGAAACGGCTTCTATCAGGATTTGACGCAAGTGGCGCCGGAACCGACGATGCGCCCCCTCTACCTGGCGGCGGCGTCGGCGCAGAACATCACCGGCCCGGACGCGTCAAACCCGCGCTGGGATATCGTGTGCGTTCGGGCAAATCGCGCCAACACGGTAAGTGCTAGCCGCAAATACAAAGCGGCGACCACGGGCGACATTTCCACGCAAACGCTCGTCACCGAAACCGACTGGGCTTCTGACGTGCTGATCGTTGCGGGTACGCCAGCCGGTTCGCCAGCGGCGCCAGCGACGCCAGCGGGCTACGTGAAAATCGCAACGCTCGTCGTCACCGCCGTCAGCGGCATCGCGGCCAGCGGCGCGATCACGGACCAACGGACGATTTTGCCGGTGGGCGGCACGGTTCAATACAATACGCTCGGCTTCGCCAAGCTGACGGCGGGCGCTGCGGTTCCGATGAACACGCTCCTAGCTAACATCGACTCGCAGCTTGCAGCGGGCGGCGGCGGCGGCGGCGGCGGTCTTCGCTGGTCAGCAGACGGCGTTACGGACGGCGCCGTGGTGGATCAGATCTACAACAACCGCGTCGCCTACTTTCCAAACGCAGCGACGGTGCGCATGTGCGCGTCGTTCCAAGTTCCGGCTGGCTACGTCACGGGTAATCAGATTTCTGTTTATGTGTCCTTCTTCACGCCCGACACCTCGGGCAACATGAAGATGAAAACCGTTTCAACGCTCGTGCGCCAGAACACGGACGCCATGAACAGCACGACGAACCAAAGAAGCTCGACCAACACGCAGCTAACGAACACGATCGCTAACGCGCCGCGCCGGGTGCTCTTCGACTTGACCAGCTCCATCGGCCAAGTCAACGGCGTCGCGGTCACGGCGGGCGACATTATCCACGTTGAAATGACGCGCGACTACGGCAGCGAAACTAGCGCGGGCGCCTCTGAAGTTGCTATGATCCTTGACACCTACGAACCGAAATTGAACTAACCAATTTTCTCACTGAAAGGGCGCGACGCTATGTTTAAACGCATTCTTCTACTGATTCTGACGATGCTCTGTGTGCCCACGGCATACGGGCAAACCAACAATCAAACTTTGCAGTCGGCGAAGTGGGTTAACCTACTTTCTAACTACAACGCGGGCTTTGAAAACGGGCTCCAGCGCTGGACGGCGACTAGCTCGACCTTCACGCAGAACACGACGGCGGCTAACGTCGCTTTCGGTGCTTCATCGGGCGCCTGGACGCCGACTAGCGGCGCCTCTACGCTGGCGGGCGCACAGGTGGCGATTCCGTCCGCGCTCTACGGCAACCCCTGCATCGTGGAAGCCTGGGTAAAGGCGTCAGACGCAGTTACCACGCTAAACGTCGTGGACGGCAGCGCCGTGGTCAAGGCGAGCGTCGCTTTCGCTAACCTGAGCTTGTTTAAACGATACGAAGCGCGCTTCACCTGCCCCGTATCCGGCACGCTCGGCATCAAGCTGACGGCATCGGGCGCAGGTAGCATCGTCTACCTCGATCAAATCTTCCTGGGCGGGGCGCCTGGCGTCGGTGCGCTTCGTGTGGACGCGGCGGGCTCGGCCTTCTTCCAATCCTTTACGTCGCCATCGCTTGCCGCAACGCTAAACTACATTCTCCCGGCGGCAGACGGCACGACCGCTGGCGACTTCATGCATACCGATGCGAGCGGCACACTTTCTTGGTCGCACGACTATCAAGGCGGCACGGCTTCCAACTCTGCGCGCCTGACCGTTCCAAGCGCATCGCAAGCGACGATCACCGCGCTGACGCGCCGCGCAGCTACGGCGATTTACAACACCACGACCAACCAGCTCATGACGGACGACGGCACGGCGCTTAGCCCCGTCGATTCGAGCGAAAAATCGTACATCAAATATGGCGCCTCTTCGGCGAACGGCTGGGCGGTAACGTCAGGCGTCACGATTGCCGACGATACTACCGGCTCCAACATGGCGCGGCCGACCACAACGAAAAGCTCGTTGCTCGTCTCGCGGTCTTCGGGCTCAACGGCTTTCGCCTACTACGATTTCACGCTGGACGATGCCGACTATAACCGGAAATTAAAAGTCCAATTCGACATGAAGCCGAACGGCAGCTACGCCGCGAGCGACCAGGAAGTTGACGTTTATAGTTGCACGATTGCCTGGGTGGCGGGTGTTTGCAGCGGCACGACTGCGCGGCTCGCGCTTTCGACCGACAGCTCTTCGCTTTCGCTGCTCCCAGTACTCACCGGAACGTACCGCACGTCATTTGATGCACCGGGATCGTCCGCCAAATTCCTGCAATTGCAGCTCGGCTTGCACGCAGCGACGGCTTCGTCTGGTGTTTACTACTCCGATATTATCGTTGGACCCGGCATCGCAGCACTTGGCGCCGCGATCGACTCGTGGAAGACGTTTACGCCCACGATGTCGGGCACGGGCACGATGACATTCACCTGTACCGGCTATTGGCGGCGCGTCGGGGACCAGCTTGAAGAGGCGTTTGACTGCTTAGGTAACTCTTCGGCGTCGGGTGCAGGCGGTACGTCAGTAACGCTTAGTATTCCAAGTGGCATCACGATCAACACGGCGCTGGAACC